GGTACTACCGTCTCTACGGCTCCCTGAGCCCCTTGTTTTACCCCGTCCGGTACTAGATGTCCCACGAGCGGATTTGCCTTCGTACAAGCCGCTTGTGGTGCCTCCTAGCGACCTTCGGCCACCTCCGGGAGTCAAAGGAACAACACAATCTGACAAAGAAAAGACAAAACCACCTACACCACCGATACCTCAACCACCTGAAGTTCCTACAGTTCGTGTTCCGTACACAGAACTAGATGTTCCGGTGCCTGATGGAATCGTTTTAACTACAGCAGCTACAACTGCTGTTGTCTCAGTTGCAGCCACCCTAACCGCTACTTCTTTATTTAAGTGGTTGGTTACTGTTATGAAACCTGTTTTTAAACAAACATGGACAAAGATAACAAAAAAGAAGGATTCATCAAATTCCTCGTCCTTGTCTGGTCCGCCGGACTCTTAACTGCTAGTTACGCAGGTTGGATGGAAAAGATGGACCCTACTTATGTCGCATCAATTTTGAGTGGCACTCTAGCAACTTTCTCAATTACCCGTGAAAAAAAGGAATGAAAAAGCTACTTCTGTTGCTGCTGTTGGCTGCGCCTGCATCAGCCCAAACTGT